GTGATGTTTGATGTAATTGATGTGTCAACACTGTCAATTAATGATATAGCTTTACTATATTTGAATCTTCCACCAAATTTATTAACATCTATTGAACGAGAGTATTGTGTTAACGCATTTGAGATACCTGTTTTAAGACTCTCTGGTCTATCGTTTAAATTTGGGTTGTAATATGGGTTTGTTTTTAATTCAACGTACAAATATTTCAAATCAATAAATTCTGGTACAATTCCAGCGACTGCATAGCTTTTTAACTTTTGAACTAACTCTCTTTTTGTTTGATCAGATAAAAAATCACCATTTCGAGGTTTTACTGAGATAAAAACTTTTCCAAAACGAGGTGGATTCATTTCTTCACCTCCATAAGCTGTTACAGATTCAATATTTGGGTAAATATACCCTAAAACTGATTCATAATCGGATGAAGTGACCGCACGATACTGAGAAGAGTAAATTCGAGGTGCATAATACTTAATTGACGAGATAGATTCGATTTCATCACCATCTCTAGAGCTTTCTAGTGTCTCAACTAAGGATATATTAGCTGCATCAATCTCAGCACCGTCTTGATTTGTAATATTTCCTACAAAACTAAATTCTGCAGCACCATTTCCTTCTCTTCCAGCATTTGTAATGTAAGTTGCTGTAACAAAATTGTTATTTGATAACTTTTTACCAATTGTATTGTCTCCAAAGATTAATTCGTATCTTTCATCTTCAATTTCTTGCAAAAGGTAAGAAGAGGATGTTGAAGTGATGCCTATAATGTTATCAATTTGTTTATAAGTGACACTAGTGGTTGAAGCTTGAGATGGTCGAACTCTAATCTTAATTGTTGATGAATCTATGTATGAATTATCAAGAATATATCTTTGATTATATAAAGATGAGTCTACAGTGAAAAATTGTGATACAAGAGTACCCTCAAAAATTTCAATATCATTAAATTCAGCAAAACCATTGACAACAGGCACTGTAATGTCCTCTGGAATCGAAAATATGTAATTTGAATTTCTTCCAGAACCATTACATACTAAACCAGTGTTCAAAGTAAGTGTCGAAGTCTCTGTTAGTCCACTTACGTTAAATGATATCCTTGCTCTTGCAGATCTACGAGATCTAGGAACGTATCCAATGTTTCTAGCGAGCGCAACAACGTTTTCTCGAAGTGTAGATGAGTCAAGAAAACACTCATTCGCTGCCATATTGGTATTATATGCAGTAATGTATGTATTATATGCCAACGCATCAATAATTATTGAAAGGTTCGACCCTTCAAAGTCATAATCAGTAAAATTAGTGTTCGCCCTCAGATAATCTCTGATTGACGCCTTAACTTGGTCAAAATCTAAATTAACATATTGTCCAAAAGCCATTATACTCTAGCTGGGAATAGGAGAACTTCGACTGTTTGTGGTGGAGCTTGAATACCTGTGATATCATACTGAACTGTTGCGTTCATTTCATGACTGTCTGGATAAATCGAGACAGTTACTTCAATATTACTAATTCTTGGTTCAAAATTAAGTAAAGTTTGTTTAATCTCATCAGATATTCTTATTTCACTTACAGTTGTGTTTAAATCAAACAAAGAACTGTTAATAGATGATCCAAAATCAGGCACATAAGGTTTTTCACCAAGAATTGTAAAAACTATGTTCTTTACAGATCTCTTGATAGCATCTTCATTCTTCACTGTAATCAAATCATTTGTTACAGGATGACGTTTGAAGGATAAATTGATATCTTTGAATGCCCTAGAAGCCACTATTTACACAAAAAGTTTGCTGTTTTTATTTATACCGCTTTTTTTATCTTTTTACGACACGAATTCGATATTTTTCTGATTCTAAAGCGTTAATAATATATTTAGCACTAATTCTTGGGTCTTTTTCGCCGCAAGTAAAGAAATCTGCGTTCATTCGACCAAATTCAGGCCAAGTATGACAAGAAACATGACTTTCAGAGAGTGCAAAAAGACATGTAACACCACATGGACTGAATTTATGTGTATATTCATTCAATATTGTCATCTTCGACTTCAAAATAGCACGAGTAAAGATGTCACGAAGGAAATTTGGACTATTTAAATCATCAAAATACCCATCGTAGACATCTAATATGAGATGTTCACCCATTTCATCCCAATTCTGGTTCATTTAAGTCAATTTTAAAGTCACCACCATGAAAATCAGCGTTCATATCAGTACCTCCAGCGCCTACTTCAACGTCAGCAGACCTTTCTTTCGCTGTTTTCCAGAAATAATTCTCTTCTGAACCCAATCCATCACGATCATGACCATTTTCAACCTGATAATACACTGTTGAAACCTTAAAATCGGGCACTTTTGGTGTTTCTGGAGTAATACTGTTGTCATATATTCTCATTCTGTTGTTTGGATAGAGACAAAATTGCCCATTATCAAGTTCTAACAGATTATGAGACTTATGTTCAGCAGGTTGTTCACTTGTTGAGTAGTCAACAGCATCTACATCAGCATGATAATTGTCTAAAGTGCAAATGTAAGTGCCTGTTTGATTTCCAAAGTCTCTTGTATACACTTCATAGTGCATAGAACCAATAAATTGCTTCTGAACTGCAACGAGTCCATAGTCCATACAATTCCAAAACTGTAAATTATGAAGAGTCATATCAGGATCGGGTAACTCAGGAGACGAGAGAAAAGCTGATATTGGCAACTTATCAAACATCGCAGCATATTCGGGTAGATAAGTTTCAAAGTAAAAAGCACGACCAGGTATACTTTTAGCCGATACCCATACTCCTTTTACAAACTCACCATGACCACTCTTATGGTCGGTTAAGTATTCTTTTCTCACCCACACTTCATAAGAGGGTAGATTCGTAATTAACGTAGACACTAGCGACCTTGCCCCCGATATCTTTTACGAGCCGAGTTACGGGAGGTTGCCGAGTATTTCGAGTGTTTTCCCCGCCCTTGACGAGTTTTTTTGGGTCTTGTCTCAGTAATATAAGTACTGCCCATCATTCCTGTTTTTCTAGCCATTGTTTAAAGGTTCCTCAATATAAGGTTCATAAGTAATATCTTGTGCTGTGAGTGTCTTATTATAATAGCACTCAACTGCAAGGTCTTCCATAATGTCAAACATTTCTGATTCTGACACGTTCCAGAAGATGACCTTGCCTTTGCGAAGAACGTTGTAACGATCTCCTACTTTCTTTTCTTTTTGCGGTTTTCCCATTGATTGAATACAAAGAGTCCGATTGCTACCCATAGTATAATTGTAAATCCTGTATGTGCTCCCATATTATGAATGTGGATTATAATACTGTAACATCAAAATAAGGATGAATATAATCACAAGTATTGTAACTACTATCATCATATCACTCTTGTCTTCTCGTGTCCGACTCTCACCTGTGGGTCACACCAGATTTCAAATCCTGCTTCTTTTGCATCGAGGCAGAATGATACATCTTCACCACACATATCTTGAACTTCTCCAGATTCAAATACCTGCATCTTTGGAGCAAACCAAGGATAAGGCATATCTTGATGTTCAAAGACACCTTTCTTTATTAATAACCAACCGAAACCAGTATAGTCAACTGTAAATGGTTTCTTTCTCTTACTTATACTTTCAATAGTTTCATGATTCATCACTCCACCATTTCCTCTGAAGTCTTCTTCATCTAACCAGTGTGCAACTGATGTTGTTTTTCCATCTTCAGTACAATACCAACCTGCTGCAATATCCTTATCCATGAGTAGAACTTGATAGAACTTCTCAACATTGAATACAATATCACTATCAATCCAGAGTTGATAATCATATGGTAGTTTACCATCCCAAGGTAACTGGTCAGGTCCTCGAAGAACGTTTGCACCAAGACACTTACATCGGGCAAAATTTACCATTGATGAATAATCTTGTGATATCTGAATACTTGCACCTGTTTGAACTAAATCAAAACAGAGTGATACAAAACTTTTGAGAAACTGATATGACACTCCTCGACCAGGTAGACAGAATACAACTGTCTTTCCTTTTATCATTTCTTTTGCTTTCGCATAATCAAACTCAGGTGGTTTTTCTGCTTTTTTCTTAACGGGGTTTTTTGCTTTTACCGTAAATCCTTTTGCCATAATGTATTGTAATTACAATTATATTCTAACTGAAATTATCTATAATGTCAATAGGAATGGTCTTGTATTTGATAAGTAGGGTTTTCACTCACTTCGGTATATGTCAACTCTTCTTTCCAATATGATGTATATAATTTATTCCATATAATATTAAATTCTTCTTCATTGACATTTTTAAACAAACACTTGTCTTCCAAGTAGATGTGATAAAATTTCATTCTTCCTCTTCGAGTATGTGGATTCCATCGATATCAATAAACCATTCAAGATTCAAACCTTCGTACCAACCATATTCGTTCATCATCCACTCAGGTATCGTTAACTTATACTCTCCTGTGATTGGGTCAATTGTGATCGGTTGGATTTGAGATTTAGAATCGTGTTTCATTCATATGGTTCACTTCTTCCAGTATATAGTACCTTTGTATTTTTTGCAAACGACCTCTGTGGTCATTTTTACACACGAAAAAATTTTTGTACCCCCTGTGTAAATTAAGTGCTTTTTATATTTACAGGTCTAATTGGGTGTTT